ACTTCAATCAATCTTTATCAATTCTTCTGAAACTTATAAAACAAAACCTTTTTATATTGATGATGATGAAGATTCTGAAGACGAAGGGAAGAACGAAGGGAAGAAAAAGGCAAAAGGTAAAAAGAAGATTAATAAAGAGAAGGATTTAAAGGATTTTAGAATAGTAAGAAAAGGTATTATTCATAAAGCGACTACTAAAGAAAAAATTGTTCATACTGATAGTCTTATATTTGCACTCGTTTATCTTCTTGGATTTGATAAAAAGAAAGTAGTAGTTGATGAAAATGACAAAGAATTTTTATTTAATATTAATATTAAACATTCATTTATTAAAGATATTGAAAGTAAATTGGATTTAATAACTTATGTCAGTTTAGAAAATGGTAATGTTTGCAAAGCATTTATGGATAGATTACCATTGATACCTCGCGAAAATGAAAAATTAATTCTTGAATTAAAGGAGTATTTGGAGAAATTCCCGCAAATAGATGAATTGTATAATCTCGATTTCTCCAATGATTATAAATTATCCAGATTTTTAGCAATTTTTAAAAGTTATAAAAAATTTATTCATTATTTAAATGCTAATGATTATTCAACACCTAAAAGTGCCTATTTCTTATATGCTATGATAAGTATCATTTATAATAAACTTCTCATAATCTTTGAAAAAACTTCTGATAATAATATAAATGTTTTATGTCCCTATTATACTTCATTTGATGATTTAATCGCCATTATGGAAATAAATCCGGAAGTCATTGTTCTACTTAAAGACGGCAAATATTATGAACCTATTGAACTTCAATATAAAAATAAGACGGTTAGCAATTTCTTTAAATTAAATGATTATCCTAAATTAAAATCAATTGTCACCTCATGTAGTGCTGATAATAAGATTTTTGAATTAAATGATAAAATCTATAGAAATATTTATATTCTCAATAATTGGATAAATACCCAAGTAATTTTTAATAATTATACTAAATTTATTTTTGATACTATTCTTATTAATAATGATCTAACTATTGAACATTTCTTAACTAAAGGTGGAATTCTCATAACTATTGATAAAATTGGTATCAGTTTCTTACCTCGAATTGTAAAAGATTTGAATATTAAAAAGATTGCTTTTTATGATGATTATATTAATAATTCTTTTGAAATTAATATAACCACTAAAGATTTTGAAACTTTTAAAAATAAATTAGATTCTTTAAATATTCGTTTTGATATTGGCGAAGTTAATAGAGAAATGTTACAAAAAGAAGTTAAAAATCAATTATTCACCGTCTTGACAATTCCCGCAAAAGAATTTGGAAACACTGACATCGTCCATTCACGTATTGAAGACGATCTCTATTTCTATGATAAATCTAATGATAGCGAGAATAAGAAATGGTTTCAATTGCAAATGATGGTTTTTAATAAATTACTTAAAGATTTGGGAGACGATGAGGAGAAATTAAAGGAATTATTGGACTTGCCACGCATTGAATATATAAATAAGATGATGAAATTGTTTGCTAACAATCCTGATAAAAATAAAATTCGAATAATTATTGAGGAAATACCCATTTATAGTATCAAACATATCAAGAATTATTTAAATAAAATGATTCTTTATTATAAATATAATTTTCTTGATCCTAATATTCAAATTGATGACAAACGAAAACAATTTTTATTCTCACAAGTTGCCATCAAAAACGGAATAATTCCTAATCAAATTCTTAATTATCATCAATCTTCACCCTTAATAAACTTCAATAAAACTAAATTTAATGAAAAAACTTTGAATTTTAATGAAGATGTTGCAAATGTTTCTATTAAACTTCCTGAATTATTTAATGGAACCTTTACACCATTAAATAGTAAATGGGTTATGCATAAGAAAAGTGATTGGTATCTTATGCAATATATGCGATTACCTGATTATAAACTTGAATATTTCATTGAATTCTTTGAATGGTATTCGGCTTATATAAATATTAAAACAAGTTATCAAACTTTATTAGACATAAGCATTCAAAAACTTAAGGATTTTAAAAATAATGAAATGATTATGAAAACCTTATTTAAAGACAAATCGATTTTTAATCAATTCGTGAAATTTAGCAAACTTAAGATTAATAATATAAATGCTTATTGGGAGAAATATTATTCAAAATTAGTCAATTCAGAGAAATTAGAATTGATTGAGATGTTTAATAAAAAAGGGTTTTATGTCAATGATCTTATTTTATTGACAATGACACAAATTCTTAATATATCTATCTTAATTATTCATAGGGCTGTTTATGGTAGCGTTAATATAGAAGATGTTAGAGGAGATTTACGAGACCTCATTTTATCATCTACATTTATGAAAGCACCTAATAATTATATTAATCGTCCTTTCCTTATCTTTTATAAAAATACTGATGATTTGACTAAATATTATCTCGTTTTAAATAAAAATATTAAACCTCCTAATATTAATAGTCTCTATCTTAAGTTAAATGAAATACCTGAAGATTTTAAAGATTTGATTAATGAACATATTAAATTAAATTTAGAATAAAAATTGATTATTAATTTTAAATTAAGATTAGAATAATAATGAATGTAATTGATTTATTCTGTGGTTGTGGTGGATTTTCAAAAGGCTTAGTAGATGCCGGATTTAATATAATTGCTGGTATTGATATTTGGAATAAGGCAATTGATAATTATAATAAGAATTTTAATGATCATAAAGCATTTACTCAAGATTTGACTGAATTATCACCTGAGAAATTTAATGAATTTTATAATAAAGATAATAAACCAATTCATTTAATTGTTGGCGGTCCGCCTTGTCAGAGTTTTAGTATTGCCGGTAAGAGAGATAAAAATGATCCTCGCAATTCTTTATTTATAGAATTTGTAAAATTTCTTGATTATTTTAAACCAAATGCCTTTATTATGGAAAATGTTATCGGTATTTTATCAAAGAAGACTGATGAAGGCAAAAAAATAATTGATATCATTATTGAATTATTATCTGTCAATTATAATTGTATTATTTGTAAGTTATTTGCGAGTGATTTTGAAGTTCCACAAAATAGACGACGTGTTATTATAATCGGTATTCGTAAAGATTTAAATATAATTCCTATTGAACCTAAAATAATAACTAAAAATAGAATTCCAGTTAAAACTGTTTTAATATCTCGTGATGAAGCCTATGAATCGTTATTTTTAAGTGAAAAAGCAATTGCTGGTATAATTGCTAAAAAAGAGAAATCAAAGGTAAAAGGAAATGGCTTTGGTGCTCAATTCCTAAATTTAGATAAACCATCTTATACAATACCAGCTCGTTATTGGAAAGATGGTTATGACGCATTAGTTAAATATAATGATAGTAATATAAGAAGACTTTCTATTATTGAATTAAAGCGAATTCAGACCTTTCCTGATGACTATATATTCGAAGGTAGTAAAAAAGATATAATAATGCAAATTGGAAATGCAGTTCCTTGCAAATTTGCTTATTATCTTGGAAATCATATTAAAGATCTCCTTAAATAATTTTTAATATGTTTCTATTATTAAGTCATTCCAAAAGCTATAACCGCGAAAATGTGAATAATTTCTTGTATTGCCAATATACATTCCACTGTCAAATATTATTTTACCATTTTTAATTGCTTCTATAAAATATTCAAAGTTAAATGGTTTTCCAAATGATATCTTTTCATATTTATCATTTTCTTTTATACAAATGAAAAATCCATTTTTATTATATTTATTATCAATATGATTTTTTAATTTATCATTATTCCAATATGCTATAATTAAATTATCTTTTTGTAAATAATCAGGAAATGTAAGTTTATAATCTTTTCTTTGATCCTTTGAATATGAATAAGTAATATATAAATCATTATATTCATTTATTTCTAAATTTTGACCATTACTATTCCAATTTTTATATTTTGGAATACAAGTTCCAGACCAAGAATATCTTTTCTTATTTTTATTAAAATTACCAAAATATTTTATAAAATCATCTCTTTTAATATTTATATCATCTGACCATTTATTATTTTCATTTATATAATTTCTTTTTGTTTTAATTGAAAATAAATATTCTGATGCACTAAAATCACCTATTGTTATTTTATTATTTGAATGTTTTTTCATTTCATAATTATATATATCAGGTTCATTTTTTGAATTATGTTTAATACCAAATTGTTTTTCTAACCAATGACCTTCTTTACCTGAGTGTTTTTTATTTTTATTAGATATATTTATATTTATACCTTTAACATTTTCATTAAATATTTTAATAATTAAATCTTTACTATTCATTAATGTAATCATTATTAATATAGATAAATCATTTTTTATTATTGAATTTTTGAATAATACATAAAGATAATGATATAAATAATCATTATTAATACTTAAAAATGCACGACTATTTACATATACATAAAACATTAGGTTTTGGTTGTTTAATTCATTATGGTTATCGTTTTTATTTGAAATTTAAATATAATTCAATGGATTTCGAAACAGGTTATAATCCTTTATATCCATTAATTCATTTAGGGTTATCGCTATCTTCTTTTATTTTCAAGGTTCCTATTCAAAGATTTTTAAATAAAACTATTATTTGGAAAGAACTCCAATTACATAATATAATTTTTACTTCTCGTTCTATTTTTATTATTTATCACAATATTTATTTGAAAACTTATGATCATTGGTTTTATTTGACAAAACTTGGTATTATCTTAACTCATCATTATTTAGCTGATGTGGTTTCTAATAAATTTATAAATAATAAATTAACGACAACGCGAGATATTCGCGGTGAATATTCGACCAATTATCTAAAAAGGTTTTATGCAATTTCACAAATAGTAGCAACCACTAATCTTTTATTAGTCAAAAATGCTGATAGTCCTTTTACTATTATGTTTCCAATTCAATTATCAGCGTTTCTAATGACTTTAGTGCGTAAATCTTTGATTACTAATGATGAATGGCATTTTTACTATGGATTATCTCTATTATTTCCATTCCTCCTTTTTAATAAAAGCCTTGTAAATTCTGAAAATAATATATATCTTTATAGTTTATTACATTTATTTTTGAGATTAGGATTAAAAACAAATAAATATTTAAATATGTGTATTATTTCTGGATTAGCTATTAAAACTTTATAAATAATAATTTTAGTACTTGAATATGCATTTTATATTTCTTTTTATATTCACTTTCATTATCAAATGAATAACCATTAGATGCCATTATATGTATATATTTCAATAAATAGTCGATTTTAGCTTTTAAGAATTTTTGCTTATTGTCTTCTATAAAATTTACAAATATATCAGACATATTAGACATTAATTTTGGATATATATAATCATCTAATTTTATTTCCCAATAATTAGCACCAATATGAACTTCTGAATAATTATCTTTTATGTTATTTTTAAGTACTAATTTATTTTTTACATTTTCAAATAATTTATCAGATAAATAATCAAATGCATCATCATTATTATTTTTAAGTATTATATACATAATTTCTTCATTAAAATGACTAATATCAAAATTTATTTTTCCTGTTTTCTTATCATAAAAACAAAGATTAACTATTTTATCATTATAATAAGTCTTTTTATAAATCTGATTTAATTGAATTATATTTGAAGTAATATTTGTTGTTGATGGTGTTAATTCTACATCAGAATTTATGCGTGTTATATCAGGTGATTCTATGATTTCTGTAGTTTCTTTTAAATTTTTAATTTTACATTGTTTTAAATGAACCGATTTTGAACTACTAAAAGCAAATAAATTATGACAAATATGACATTCCAAAGGATTTATAACACCTTTGCATGTTTCAATATGTTTTTTTAAATAATATTTATTTGATAATTGTTTTCCACATTTAGAACATTTATTCAAATCATTGTTAGGATTATTTAAATCTATGTTAGTAATTTTTAAATCTATGTTAGTAATTTTTAAATCTATGTTAGTAATTTTTAAATTAATGTTAGGATTATTTAAATTAATTTTCTTATGTTTTCCGTCTATATGTCTTTTTAAATTGTATTTTTTATTTGTTGTATAATCACATAACGAGCAATTAAATATATTTGGTGGCATTATTATTAATATTTATATATAAGTATCTCTTTATATTATAATTTAATAACCGAGTAAGTGAGCAAATAATAAAATGAGCAGGTGAGCCGGAAAAAACTTTTTTTAATAAAAATAAAAAAAATAAAAAATAAAAGTCCAATTGAAAATATACAATTAAATTAAAAACTTTTATAAAACAAAGATTAACTATTTTATTATAATAAGTCTTTTTATAAATCTGGTTTAATTGAAATAATTTTTGTTGTAGATTGTGTTAATTCTATATCAGAATTTATGCGAGTTTCATTATTTATTTGTGGAAAACAACAATTTTTTAAATGATAACATTTAGATGGTCTATTATTAAAAATTTTATGACATATATGACATTCTAATGGATTTAAAACACCTTTGCAAATATTTAAATGATTTTTTAAAGTATTTTTAGTTGATAATTGTTTTCCACATTTAGAACATATTTTTGTAATTTCTTCATTATTAATATCTAATTCTTCATCTTGTTTATGTTTTATATTTATATGTCTATTAAGATTAAATTTTTTATTTGTATTATAATCACATAAAGAACAATGAAAAACATCTTCTGTCATTGTTATTTATTTTTAGTAAATAAATATTCAATTTTTAATTCCTCATTATTTTTATCAAATGTTAATTTTATTATCATATTAATAAGCAAAAAATAATGATTTGTGATAATACTTTAAATTGATAATATATAAATGTATTATCATAAATCAATTAAAAAAATAAAAATATACAATTAAATTAAAAACTTTTATAAATATAAAAGAAAGGAATAATGATTAAAATTTCATTAGTTAATAAAGCCATTACTAATAAACTTTCTAAAAATACAGTTATTTTAGATCCTGCAGGTCTTGGTTATATGAAATCATCTTTTAATGGTGCAGGTGGTGCATCTGGTGCCATTTATAATTTATTAAATACTAATAAACCAAATAGTGATGTTATAGCTCATTTTAGTAAATTTAAAACTGAAGATGATTTATATAAAAATAACAGTGCTAATTTAAGTGTTGCTCGTCGCGGTTCTTATAATAATAATGAAATTAAACTAATACATACAGTAGGGCCGGATTTTAGAAATTCCAAATATTTACAAGATATCTTATCCAATACTCAACAAACTGATAAATTATTTTTTAAACTTTATGAAGATGTATATAAGGAATTTATAAAAACAAGTGATGAAAATAAAGGTAAATTGAGTTTGCGATTATTGCCAGTGTCTTCTGCTATTTTCATAAATAATGATTTTATCTCTAAAATAAAGTTGTTTAAAGCAATGTTGAACGCTTATGTCAAATTAAACGAAAAATATAAAATTTTTCCAAAGATTTATCTTTATGGAAGACTTGATTATGATATAATGAAATTTTTAGCCAAAACAATGGTTAGACATAAAACTGATTTAAATAATAATTGATAAATATATAATGATGTCTATTCCAGATAATAATTATTTTTATATAATTCAAAATAATGATTGGAATCATATTAATGCCATTAAATATGGAGTTACTGACGATCCTATATCTCGCATCAGTAAGTGTGATCAACATCCCGAAAAAAATGAATATTTATATCTCTTTAAATACAACAAAATGACTGACTATTCGCAAAAAGGAAGATTTGAAAAACCTGATACAATTATCTCGACTATTTGTAGAAATATTGAAAGACGCGAAAGATGGATTCGTAAATTTAATTTAACTTATATTGATAAACTTAGTGAATTTATTATAAATAAAAATGGAGGTAGGGAATTTATTAATCGTTTAGGTTTAGATTACTTACGGCTTTTTATTCTTGAAGATTTTCCAAAATTAGGATTAGAAATAACTGAAATAAATCTTGAAGAAGTCGAGAAAATTAATCAAGATTCTACTAAAACCAATGATTATTTAACTGATTGTTATGATTCAGATAATGATATTGATAATGATCATCAAGATGATAAAATAATTTTAAGAGATTATCAAGATGTTATTTGTAAATATATAATTGATAAATTTAAAAATGGAAATAATAGAATATTTCTTGAATTGGCGACTGGTGCTGGCAAAACTATAATTGCTAAATTTATAATGAATGAATTGAAATCTGAATATAAAAAGATTATTATCTTTTCACCACGAATTGATATTAAAGAACAAAATAAAGATAAGATTAAGATTAATGGAATTGAAGTCAGTTGTTATTGTATTCAATCTTATATGAAAGCTTTTAATGAAATAAATAAAAATAAGGATTCGGATTATTTCATTTGGTTTGATGAAGCACATTGGGCTTTAGAAGACTGGTGTATTAATACTACTAATAAAACTAAATCATTCTTATTAAATAATAATGATTCTAATATTAAATATCGATTATTTACAAGTGCTTCTCCAAATAAAGATGTTATTATTGAAAATAAAGCAACTTTCGGTGAATTATATTCGCCAATTAAAATGAAAGATTTAATGGAACCTGACAATAAAGATTCAATAAAAGCTGAAAAGAAATATTTAGTTAATATTAAATGTGATATATTTGATTTTGAAAAATCTAAAAATCAAATGACAAATGAATCTTATGTCAATTTTATGATAAATACATTTTTAAATAAAAATAAAACTTTAGGTTTCAGTTTTCATACCTGTTGTAATAATGCTTTTCAATTATATAAAATTCATTTGAAGATTTATAATGATAAAAATAAGATTTGTGATATACCTAAACCTTATTTACTAATCAGTGAAACAAAAGAAGGAGTCCAATTTAATGATATCAAAGCTTTTGAAGGTGAGACAATGGCAATTGCTTATGTTGTTGGTAAATTTACTATGGGTTATGATAATGACCGCATTGATATTCTCTTTTTCAGTGATTCCAAAAATTCATATAAAGATAACAATCAAGCAATCGGACGAGGCACAAGATTAAGAAAAGACGAAACATATAAAGTCCTTAATGTCATTATTCCTACAAATCATAATAATGATATTGAAAAGGATTATGCAAATCTTAAAGGAACTCTCGAATATCTTATAAAAGATATTGAGTTATCCATTGATAATATTTCCTTAAATACAATTAATTATAATAAAGATGAATTTAAATTAAAAAGATTTATTAATAAAGATAATGATGATAATAAAGATTTCAATAATTCAAATGATGATATTAATAGTAAAATAGGAACAATTATTTATGATATATTCAAAAAAGAATTTATTTGGACTGAAAAGAAATTTATAATTCAACTAATGAGAAATAATATTCATAATAATAATGATTATATCAATTATTATAATAAAAATAAAATTGGAAATTTACCAGAACCACAAGAGATTTTTAAACAAATGCCTAAATTTAATTATTATAATACTTTTAGATTTGGTGAATGTCCTTTCATCAATAAAAATGAATATTTAAATGAAATCGAATGTCATTTGGAAGACTTACTAATGCTAAATGATGATAATGAAAAGATTCAATTATTAACCTCTAAAAATCCAAAAATACCCGCAGAATTACCTTGGCTATTCTATGGCGGAAAAAGAAATGAATATTTTAACGATTAAAAGATTTGTTTCATCATTTCCTTATTATCTTCAATCATTTTTTCTAAATTCTTAATAATTAGATTATTATTATCAAGAGTCTTAACAATTTCTTCTTGTTTTTC